GCCTGGTTTAGTTTTTGCAGGCTCGATCCATCCGAGTTCTAAAAGTTTTTGAATTGACTCTGCTGCATTCTCAACGTTACCGTTCGAGTGGTAGTTGAAAAAGCCCTTTTGACCAAAGGTGTCTTTTTGTCGATCAGGTCTACGAATGGCCTGGTTAATTATTACCCACAGGACATCCATATGATCTGGGTAGGAAGGCAATTCTTCGTGAATGCCTAAAATATATTTGATAGGAATCATGTCGTCATCGATACGACGTAGATCTTTTTCTGCTAGCATTAGTAACCTCTTTTTTGACGAGCCTTATTTTCTTCGGCTTTTGCAAAATAGTAATTGTATGCCGTACGAGCATCTAGACCGATCGATGCAGCGTAATTAATGAAGAAGTGTAGAATATCTACCCACTCCATATAGAGCTCTTTCTTGTCGTCTTCACTCAGGTCAGATACTTTCATGTTTTCATACTTAGAGAAGTCGGTCTTCCAATACTTCCAAATAGCATTACCACTGCCGTCTTTGATACCTCCAAGAGCATCAGTCATTTCGTGAATCTCATCGATTACGGCATGTGTGTTTGTGTGCCAGAAATTCATAACATCGCGAAGAGACATATCTTCAAAGTTGAAGCCGTAAGTCTGTTCTTGCATCTCTTTTTGATGCTCCATAATATCAGCCAGATGGGTTGATGACTCATCATAAAAGTCTTTAACCTCCAGGTCTTTGCATTGATTATCTATATTTGCCATATTATTTTATTCCTTTATTATTTTATTCCTACTTTAAGATTTGTTTCTCAATATATTGATTATAAAGTAATGTTATTATTAGAATAACTTATTACTAGTATATTCGACTGGAGCATCTACTTCACAGGCTTCTCCCACTCTCTCTTTGCTAATTGGTGCATTCGATCGGTTAAGAGCCATCTTTTTGCTTTCTCGAAGTCTTAAGAAAACTCCGAACTGACAACAACTAATTTCACAACCAAACGTAGTAAATCGCCCAGTCTCCGATACTTCATTGACAATATCTCTATTTACACCTGTAAAATCAAAGAACTCTACTTGGTTGTCTCTAATCCAGTTGATTAATTTTGCTCCAACATAAGAATTAATAGAGAATCCAAGGTGTTCATAGAACCAGTTAATAGCAATCATTGCTCCAACCCCAGGTGCTACAAAATCATCATCCTCACTCAGGTTTCCAGTAATTGCTCCTTCTCTTAATAGGTCAGATGTTCCGATTTCTGGCATCCGTGCAAGGTTTGTGCTGAAGTGATACCCATAATAGTTTCCAATTCCTCTAAAAGAGGTCAAGAACTTAAACGATTCTTCCATCGTCGGCTTAGTTGCATAGAACTCAGCGAAAAGAGGGCCTAGCATAGTGAACCAATATATCATATCGCTTACTCTACTCTGTCTAGTAGGTTCAACCGGTCTATTTAAGAGTCTGTCATATGGAGTCTCGATTACTCGAGTATAATTTCTTGATTCAGTTTGTAGGCTAGTTCTCAGCTCAGTTGTGCCGTATATCTTCTCTCCTCTTCTTGAAGCTGATTCAATATTATTCATTATCTTGAGAAGGTATTCCTCGTCGTTAACTAGTGAATCGTAAACAATATGGTCAGATCCAGTATCTTGTGTAATTATATTGATTGTATTCGAAGGTCCATAAAACTTTACAATTGCTGCATTTATCAGCTTATCGGCAAAAGTACAGTCCTTGTTATAGAACACATTTTCATTCAGCCAGATAATTTCATCGTGGAATGAACGGTTTGGGTGAAAGTAGGGAACTGATCTGCCCTCTACTATAAAACCTGTCCCAAAAAAGTCATGGTCAGATTCATGCTCAAACTGGTCAAATTCGATTTCTTTCTTAAATCGGACCAGGTATTCTCGCCTGTTCATCTCATGGATAAACTTTTGAATATCCTTAACCTTCTTTTCTGGGATAAGTTCGTACAGCTCTCTTCCCGAGAGAGCTAACATTTCTTTATTGTTCTTCGGTTTGGCCATCTTTATTGTCTTTCATAAAAAAGCAATCATAGCCAGAGATATGTTGGAATACTATCAATGGTTCTATTCGATGAATTGAATAGATTTCTTTTAATCTCTCAACGGTAGGATCCATTAATGGTTTATATTTACCTGCATGTAACTCGATGAAGAGGACGTCTGGTGCGTACCTAATAATCTCGTCCATCATATGGTACTCTGCGGTCTCAATATCTATTTTAATGATGTCTGGCTTATACTTTCTAATTAATTTAGTATACTTAACATTTTCAACTTCATCATACTCGCTGAAGTTTCTATTTTTACCACCAACTATTGTGGTTGAACAATGCTTATTATTACTGCCACTCTTGAAAATCTTCAGAGTCTTACTTTTAAGCATTGAAACTGCAGCTGGAATCAGCTCAAAATGTTTTTTATCATATTTACCAAGGGCATTGTTTTCAATAATTGAAACATTTCTTGGGTCGCATTCTACTGCGATTACCTTTTTAGCTCCTTGGTCTAGAGCAATTTTACTAAATGCTCCAATGTTAGAACCCAAGTCAAGACATACCTTTCCAGTATAGTCAACTTCAGGAATTCTGTAATTTGCAATAGACTCCTGAATCATGTTTTTGTCTACGCCTTCTTGCCCTCCAAGATCGACATACATTCGATCTCGCAAAGGTCTTAACTGCTTTCTTATGTCTTGTCCTGCACTCATCTTATTTTTGAACTAAGTTTGATACAATATGAACAACTTCAACGTCAGGATTAGCCTCTTCAATAATTGCCTTTTGAATTGGATCGTCCTCAAAGAATCTGGTAAGATTAAATCCATCTTCTCTCAGTTTTTTAATCGTACGGGCTTTGTGTTCTCCAGAATAGGTTCTTGCCTGAACTGTATGATTTCCTCTTTCTGCTAGAGTCATTGGATTAAAAATAATCTCACCAATAAATCCAGTATTTTTTGTTACATACTCTCGTACGTATTCAGCCTCGTCAATACAACGACCCGTAATAATTATATCGTCAGTCCATCGAGGAGTAACTCCAATTGAAACAACGCCATCGAAATCGTATCCATAAAACTCGTGTTCTTTACTGCTCATAATCTTATATTACTTTATTATCTTAAAAAGCAGAGCCCATAAAGGGCTCTGCGTTACAACTAAATAAAGGTTTATACAGTTGCCGTTACTCTTGAGCTAACTGATTTTAGCTGCTTCTTTGTAACTTCGGTCAGTTCGCGGTTTGCTAGTGCATCACATTCAGCAATTCCATCACGGAACATCATTTGCTGAGGTGGAGTCTTTTGTGTAAGAGCAGAAGGTCCACGAAGAGCTCCAACGATTCCCATTTCTCTTGCTACTTTGACATAACGAAGAGCATCGATTACAACACCACCAGAGTTTGGTGAATCTTGTACGGATAGCTGAGCATCAAAGATAACTGGTGCTCCTCCAAATCCTGCCATTTCAAGACGGAAGTTTGCTACCTTATTGTCTCCATAGTATGCAATATACTCAGAAGGTCCAGCATGTAAGAATGAATCATCAGTTGAAATGTTACGAATCTCGTTCTGGGCACGGATTACGTTCTCTTTAGAGATCTTCTTAGAAGCAAGACGGGTCTTGTCTTCCATATTCAAGAAGTCTGTGTTACCACCAACATTGCGTTGGATGTGTGCTTTTACATGGTGTCCACGTTCAAATGCTAATTCTTGCAACATTTGAGAAAGAATTGAAGCACCGAACTGGCTACGCATATCATCTCCAATCAATGGAATACCTGCGTCGATAAAACGCTGCTCCCATTTTGGATCAGATGCGATAAAGACTGGAATACAGTTTACAAATGAGATTCCAGTTTCTAGACAAATCTCTGCCCAGAATTCAGTAGTCTTTTGAGAGCCTACTGGAAGGTAGTTAACCAATACCTCAACTTCATGCTTTTTCAAGAGTGAAATAATGCTGTCTTTCCACTGTCTCTCTTTTTTAGCAGTCCAAGACGTACGGTTCATATCAGTAGAATTACGCAAGCCTTCATCTACTAAGAATCTGTCGCTTTCTGGATAATGATCCATCAGTGACGCATAACCATCAATAACTGGTGATTCATACACTGGTGACTGATTCTCGATTGTTTCAACAATATCCCATGCTGAGTTTGGTCTTTGCTTTAGAGCCTCGCCAAGAGGAAGACCAATTTTACGTTCGTCAATATCGAATCCTACGACGAAATCGATATTTTCTGCTTTGTAGCCGCCGATATCGAATTTCATCATACCAGTTTCGGCTTCAGGATGTTGTGTGTAATACTGAACACCCTCAACTAGAGACTTAGCACAGTTTCCTGTACCGATAATCCCAACTTTGATTTTGTTTTCTTTCATAATTTTAAACTTTGTTTAAACCTTTATTTTTGTTTTGTATATGTTATACGGCAATCCGTTAAAAAGTTTCATATTCAGGTTAAAAAAATTCACTTTATGATTACCGACATTGTATTTATACGCTGCGGTGGGGATAGACTTTTCATCAGAATAGACTCATTGTCTTTTTAATAAGCTTAGAATTCTTTGCCCCAGTATTCCAGTCCCAATAATAAAACTCTCGACTAAGATGAACTGAACCTGGTTTCTCCATATAGTTTTTTGCAAACTCTTCAGGATTCTCGCTAAACCAATGATCTGGCCAGTCTAGAACCTCAAATCCAGCTTCTCTACCAAGTTCTTTTACTTTGTGATTAAAAGTCTTCATTACCTCAGTTCTGTGCTGTTGTGTTCCACTAAATGGAGTGCCCTTATACCATCCTGTTTTTGGAATTCTACGACCCTCAAATTCGATTGGTAATAGGGTATGGATCGTAATCTTTTCGATATTAAGAGACTTTAGGTGATCAATATAATCTATAGCAAGTCTCTGTGCTGATCCAACAGGCATTGATTGCCGACATAGATGATGACGAACATCAATATTTCCAAAATAGGTAATAAGATGATTAGTTCCTTCAGGAATATACTTATCCATTCCCTCTTTCATAACTCCAAATAACGTCTTACCGTCATTTCGGCTAATATCTGCTCCGGTAGGATAAACTGAAACTGAATGACTGTCGCCTAGTACAAAAGTGCCGGTTGCCGTTTTCAGGTCTATTGTTTTTATACTCTCACACTTTTTTGTAAGGGCTTCAGCATCGAGCGCTGCCCATCCTTCTGAACATGATTTGATTCGACTATTAACGAAAGCTCCGACATCAGGCATCTCACGGTTCAAGATATAGATAGGTCCATCAAAATCAAGGAACCGTTGAATTCTGGCTGCTGGTTCGTCCGTAGCACCTCCAAATAGATTATAAGAACCTGCAAATTCCATCGGAAGAGCGACCATCCACACGTCATAATCGTGGACATTTCCGGATTTGTCTAGAACATCCGCTTCCAGTCCAAAATAGTTTAATTGTGCTTTAAGCAAGTATGACCACGCACTCTTGTGTGAACTCTGCTTTGATGAATAATTTGTAACGACATCGTCAATCGCTATCTTTTTACCTTCTAATCTGTCTTTAATTTCCTGAATCTTCATAGTGTTTTTTACCTGTTAAAACTTCAAACTTCTTTAAAATAGTCCGTTTAGCCCTTTTCATTCTCCAAAGCTGATACCACTGTGGACCAACCCTCGGTATTAATATAGATTCTGATTGATTTGTTTCATTCTCTCCAATTAAGAGGGTTTGCAAATCTCCAGCCTCTCCACAATATAGTCTAAATTTAACCGTCATATCTTCATCCATTTTTGTTCGCTATTCAGTCTAAAAGAACCAATACACTCTCGTCTCCACTGTCCAGGTTCAATCAAGGACAAGAAGACGTTTCCATCATCTCCAACATAGAGATGGTATTCTTCTCCGATAACTGGTTCAAAATTAAATTTAGCTGAATAGACTAATTCATTCCATTGTAACTCCTCAATCATCTGTTGATACTCAGCCTTTAATTCTTCAAATTTAGCCTTCAGTTGATGATTTACCTTATTTACCCCTCTCTGCTTCCATGCTGAAATGTCCTCAGTCACGATTGCTGGGGCTCCAACATTGGTAGCATAGGGTAGAATTGCGGCGTTATAGCCTTTTTCTTCGCTCCAAACTATTTGGTCTGGTTTTTTATCCGATGTGGATGTCTTCTTCACCTTGAGGATATTCGCCTTTCTCGTTAATGTAATTCTCTAAACCTTGAATATATGCAACTGCATCTAATAGGTTGTCGCGCTTGTGATTGTAACTTTCTCGTGAGAACTTGAGTGCTACAAGTGCCATGAACATTTCACGGCCAGTTACGTCGATTCCGGTCATGCCACTAAAGATTTTTGCGGCGCGATCCATGCCTTCAGAAAAGGGACCATATTGGCGGTCTTTTTCTTCGCTACGGTTATTTACAATTTCGTTTGCTTCTTCTAGAATGCTCTTCATAAAATTATTTCTTTGACTATTATATAAGAGACACTATAGAATGTTTCAGGCTATGGGGCATAAAAAATGGCCAGGTTTCCCTAGCCATTAGTTTTGAATTTCTTTTTTTATTTTAGTCGGACCAGAATCTGTTATTTTTCATAGCATCGATAAAACCATCGACCGATGTTACATCTTTCTTGTAATCTGAACCCTGCCTTCCGTCATCAAAATCGCTGTATACCTCTTTGCCATTCCAGTAATAGTCATACACATGGAGATCTCCCCAGGGGTTTGGTCCATCAGTTACCTTAATTACGTTCATGCCGCCGTAAGAAACACTCAGTTCAGCATTATAGCCCAATTTTTGAAGCTTTTTAAGATCCCCTTTGCTTAAGGATCGATTAATCCATTGTTCAAATAGTTTTATGTGTTTCATTTTGAATTTCTTTTTTTATATATATTAGGAAATTTTAGGAATTTTTTGTGTGGGGCCCTCTCACTCCTCCACATTCTCTTCTACTCTCTCCCCTTTCCCGCCTCCAGCCTTAATAGTCGGCATGAGAATGAGGGCCCAGAGTGGCCATGCAGTCCCAGTCATCCAGATGGCTGCGCCAACTAGACCAAAGAATCCCAAATAGATGAGGGCTACTGCCCAAATTTCACTATTGCTCATGATTTTTTTGTTTATTTGTTTATTTTAGCCATGGTCGATATTCACCATTGATTGATGCGGTTTTACTTGTGCACTTCCAGCAGAGAACCTTCGCTACCTCTTCGTCAACTTCAACCTTTTCGCGACAGCCCTCTTCTGGCGCCCAATCACCCCACTTTGAGGTTTCTGGATTCCAGTTCATGCACTTTAATGTCTTTTTAATTCCTGATTTACGTGTTGCCATCTTTTTAGATTTGTCTATTATAGACCCTGACGGCTAAAAGTTTCACGAGTTATGGGGGAGAAACCTTGGGGGAAATTTTTAGTTTCTGCCTCTCTACCCTATATATCCCTTTTATTCTACAACAACCCTAGGTTCGGGCTGGCGCCCTCACCACAACCCCTACACCACATTGAGGTACCGGTGACTCCCAGAACCCGGGATATTTTTTGGGCGGCCGCAACTTAGCATCCCGACCACAGTGGGTCAGATGGGCTCTTTTAACAGATGGGTACTGGGTTCAGTGAGTAACCTATAGTACCCATAGTCTTATAGGTGTATCTAGCAGTTTCTATCCAGATTCTTATAGTAATCAGAGTTCTTTTGAGGGCTGAGAGATCCA